GCAAGTGGCTATTGAGCAACAGAAGGTGCAGATCGACGCAGCCGCTAGGGCGGACCAGCAACGTCTGGCCGAGACACGCATGCAGATTGAAGCCGCTGAGAAGGCCGACAAGATGCGCCTCGAAGAACAGCGCATCCAGATTGATGCGGCGCGCTTTGCTGACAAACAGGCCCACGACGAGCGCAAGTTGCGTGGCCAAGAAGAGCTCAGCGAGCAGAAACTGCGTGTGGACGCCTTGCGTGCAGGCACCATGAGCCGTGCTCAAGACGCGGCCGTGCGACAGCGTGACCAAGAGTTGGCGCAGCAAAAGATGCGCGACCTCAAGCAAGACCACGACACTAACCAACTTGGAGAAAGCGGACAATCATGATTAACCAATTCGCAGAAGCACTGCGCAAAGAAATTCGCAAAGACATGAACAACTACGCCGACGACCTCGCAAATGGTGTATGTAAAAACTTTGACGAGTATCAAAAACTCTGTGGCGTGATCCGGGGCCTAGCGCTCGCAGAGGAACATCTCTTGACCCTGCAAAAGAAAGTCGAGGAATCAGATGAGTGAACTCATTCTGCCACCGGGCGTCTCCATGCCCAAACCCATCCAAGCGGCTGAGAAGCCTGAAGAGAGCGCTAGTGAAGAACAGCGTGCCAGACAGTTGCCTGAACCGACCGGGTACAAGATACTTTGTGTTGTCCCGGACGTTGAAGAGAATTTCGAGGGCACCAGCATTGTAAAAGCGGATGCTTTTATGAAAAGCGAAGAGCACGGTACCACCGTCCTGTTCGTGCTGAAAGTGGGCCCCGATGCGTATAAAGACCCCGCCAAGTTCCCCACAGGAGCATGGTGTGAAGCTGGTGATTTTGTTTTGGTGCGCACCTACTCGGGCACCCGATTCAAGATCTACGGCAAAGAGTTCCGCCTGCTGAACGACGACATGGTCGATGCAGTAGTGGAAGATCCCCGTGGCATTAGCCGCGCCGCTGTTTAAGGAGCCGCCATGAGTGAGTTCAAGTTCCCCGACGAGCTGGACGACGACAAGACCCCACAGGTCGAAGTCGAAACCCCAGATACCGACAACGAGCCTGAGATTGAGATCGTTGATACCACTCCAGAAAACGACCGTGGCCGCAAGCCGCTGGACCGTGAAGTGGAAGACCCCACCGATGAAGAGCTGCAGCAGTACTCAGCAGGCGTAAAAAAACGTATTGCTGAACTGACACATGCCCGCCATGACGAACGCCGCAAGGCCGAGGCTTTGGGGCGTGAGCGCGAGGAATTCGAGCGGGCAGCGCGTTCCTTGCTGGAAGAAAACCAGCGCCTTAAGCAGTATGTGCAAAACGGCGAGCAAGAGTTTATAAAGGTGTCCTCATCGGCCGCCGAAATGGAGCTCCAAGCGGCCAAAAAGCAGTACAAGGATGCCTATGAGTCAGGAGACTCTGATGCTCTATTGGCTGCCCAAGAGGCACTGACAGACGCTAAGTTCAAACTACAGCAGGCAAAAAATTTCCGTTCAACCCCTTTACAAAGGGACGAAGACGCGGTACAAATGCAACCACAGATCCCGGCACGGCAGACCGTCGATGAAGACACACTGCACTGGCAGGCAAGAAACCAGTGGTTTAACCACCCGGATCATCCAGATATGACCGCCTTCGCTTTGGGGGTGCACAAAAAGTTGGTTAACTCGGGTGTAGATCCCCGCTCTAAAGACTACTACGAGCAAATTGATGCTCGCATGAAGTCGACGTTCCCTAGTTTCTTTGGGGTCGAAGACAGGCCAAGATCTGGTGAAGTATCCAGAAAGCCGAACACAGTAGTTGCATCCGCGACGCGCTCTACAGGCGCGAGAAAGATCCAGTTGACGCAAGAACAAGTTGGTGTTGCACGTCGATTGGGTATTACACCGCAGCAGTACGCTGTTGAAGTGGCTAAACTGGAGAAACAAAATGGCTGATAACCGGACAAAACGTGACTTAGACACACGCGACAAAAACGCTCGGGTGGTATACGTACCCCCAAGCTCTCTGCCAGATCCTATCCCTGAGCCCGGGTATTCGTACCGCTGGGTGGCCACGCATGTGGTGGGAGAAGCTGACCAACGCAACGTTTCTATGAAACTGCGCGAAGGTTGGGTTCCGGTGAAGGCAGAGGACCATCCAGAGTTAGCGTTGTTTGCAGGCAAGACCGGCAACGTGGAGATTGGAGGCCTTATGTTGTGCAAGATTTCAACAGAGGTTGCCAACGCACGTGATGAGTATTACCAAACACAATCGCAGCGACAGATGGAATCAGTGGACAACCACTTCATGCGAAACAATGACCCGCGCATGCCATTGTTCAAAGAGCGTAAAAGCACTGTGAGCCGTGGGCCCGGGTTTGGTTCTGGTAATTAACTTTAGGAGTGAGATATGGCATCTACAGCCTCTCCCTACGGGCTTCGTCCCGTAAACCGCGTTGACGGTTTGCCTTATGCCGGCGCTATTCAGGAGTTCCTGATCGCCCCAGCGGGTATAGCCACCAACATTTTCAATGGCACCATTGTTGCTTTGGACACCAACGGCTTCATCGTTCTGATGACAGCGGACGGTTCTGACGGCACCACAAACGCTTTCCCTGCTGGCACCATCGGTGTTTTTATGGGTTGCGAATTTGTGAATGCTCAAGGCCAAGTGGTCCACAGCCAGTTTTACCCCGCCGGCACAACCGGTGTGGTGAAGGCCAAAGTGGTGACTGACCCTAACGTGGTGTTCCAAGCCCAGTTGGACGACGACGGTGGTCAAGCCATTCTCGGCGCCAACACCTTCTTGGCTGCTGCACAGAGCACTAGCACTGGCAATGTCCAGACTGGTAACTCGACTGTTGCACTAGACGCTACCGTTCAGACCGCTGCAGCTGCGTTCCGTATCGTTGGTTTTGCATCTCCTGTTGGCGATGACTACCCCGACGTGCTGGTAAAGTTCAACCCCGGTCAGCATTCTTATTTGAATGCCGTTGGCATCTAAGGAGTAAACCATGGCTATTTCACGTTCCCAGATGCTTAAAGAGCTCCTCCCGGGGCTCAATGCACTGTTCGGCCTCGAGTACGCTAAGTACGGCGAAGAGCACAAGGAAATCTACGACACCGAAGCTTCGGATCGTAGCTTTGAAGAGGAAGTCAAGTTGTCCGGTTTCGGCGCCGCTCCTGTGAAAGCAGAAGGCTCCGCACTGGCTTTTGATAATGCTCAAGAGGCTTTTACTGCTCGCTATAACCACGAAACCATTGCCCTCGGTTTCTCCATCACTGAAGAAGCGATGGAAGACAACCTGTACGAGTCCCTGTCGGCTCGCTACACAAAGGCCTTGGCCCGTGCTATGGCGTTTACCAAGCAGGTTAAAGCTGCATCCATTCTGAACACGGGTTTCAACGGCGCCTTTCCCGGCGGCGATGGCGTCTCTCTGTTCGGTGTGAATGCCGGCGGCAACCGTGTTGGTCACCCCTTGGTCGGTGGCGGTGTGAACTTCAACAGCCCCGCTGTTGCTGTTGACCTGAACGAGACCTCGCTGGAAAATGCCATCATTCAGATTGGTCAGTGGGTTGACGAGCGTGGCTTGTTGATCGCTGCCAAGCCGATTAAGCTGGTTATTCCTTCTAGCCTGCAGTTCGTTGCAGAGCGTTTGATGAAGACACCCGGCCGTACCGCTACTGCCGACAACGACATCAACGCCCTCAAGAACATGGGCGCTATCCCCGGTGGCTACACCGTCAACCACTTCTTGACCGACACCAATGCTTGGTTCTTGAAGACTGACGTGCCCAACGGTATGAAGCACTTCGAGCGTGTCAAGATGATCACTGGTAGCGACACAGACTTTGATACTGGCAATGCCCGTTTTAAGGCCCGTGAGCGTTACTCGTTTGGATTTTCTGATCCACTCGCGATGTTCGCCAGCTCAGGTTCTTCCTAAGCAAACCCTCAGAAAAGGCCCTTCGGGGCCTTTTTTGTTGACCCCGCCTAAACCTCGTGCTATATTGCACCCATCCCGGAATTATCCGTGTGTCTGACAGGTCCGGCTGACTTCATGCAGACAGGCACACACAACTCGCATGAGAGGAAACTCAAATGGCTCGCACCACCTTCTCGGGACCAGTAGCGTCTCAAAACGGCTTTATCACCGTAGCATCCACTTCAGGCAAAGAGCTGACCATTAGCGCCCCTGCGGCCTTATCAGCAGACACCAACCTGACTTTCCCTGACGGCGCTGGCACCAACGGCCAGCAGTTGACCACTGATGGTACAGGCACTCTGTCTTGGCAATCTGCAGGCGGCACAGGCACCGTAACATCCGTAGATACCGCAGGCACCGTTAACGGCCTGACGCTAACTGGCGGCCCCATTACAGGATCCGGCACAGTAACCCTTGGCGGCAGCTTTGCCTTCCCTGCCTCGACTGTCCTAGAGCTTCAAGACGAGGATGATGCCATCAACACCACCGGTAAATACACCGGCAAGATGGTTACTGTTTTGGCCACGGGCTTGATCTTCACTGCTTCTGGCGCAGGTGTTAACGATGTGTGGCGTGCTTCGGACGGCACCACCTCCGCAACGCCCGCCTAACTAGGAGCCCGACATGGGTATTCAAACTGACGTTTTAGCGAGTCAGGTACGCACAACGACGGGCCAGTTTTTGGCGCAAAACGGCGGAGACATCGGGCGGGTCCGTGTCAAGTCCGTGTATGCGATTTCCAATACATCGGCTGGCACCCTCGTTTTGCGTGATGGCGGCGCTACAGGTCCTATTAAGGCAACAATCAACATC